GCTCAATTCTACTCAACACAACAAGTTCATTCTTTTAAATACTAAACCCACTTCATTGTGGGTTTTTTATTTCATTCAATTTCTTACAATTTTTATATTTATATATGAATAAGTACATTCAGAGGAGATTGTATGTCAGATGAAAAAGAAATATTTGAGGGTAAAACCTTTCAAGATTTAACAAAAGATATTTACGAAAACACTACAAAGCGTAAAACTCAAATCGATTTGTTAATATCAGAAATTCACGGATTCATTACAACAATTGATGATGTGGTTTTAGTCGCACCTATAATTAAAGAATATATGGATACAGCTGTTCGTAATGATGAACATCTGGTAAAACTCGCTGGTGTGCTACAAAGAATTATATCTAAATCACAAGGTGATAATGATGAATCAATGTTATTAAGTGATGCAGAAAAAGAAGAATTAATGGGGACACTTCAAGATACAGTTGATGATTTACAACGAGAGAGTGAAAAACTTGAAGCCACAAAAAACAAAACAATTGATTTGGGGGGTAACTAATGGGTTCAGTATTTGTAACTGAAAGAGACAAAGTAATTAAAGATGTGTTAGGTAGAAAACAACCTATTCCAATTTATTTACAATTTGTTCCTGGACTATGTGTGGAGGCTGTACATTCAGCTGAATCTCTATCATACAATGGTGAAAAAACTATAAATACAATTATAGCAGTTCCTCATGTGACTAAAAAACTTTACAATAAAAAAGCTATAGCTAGACAAAATGAACAAAATAGATATTTTCCATTGTTAAGGACTGTACATGACTTACCATCTCAAGGAGATCCAGTTTTATTGTGTACGATAGGGAGAATAAATTATTATTTAGGGCCTTTAAATTCAATGGAAAATAATGTTACTTTTAATGATGACCCAAACTTTACACAAGAACTAAATTTAAATTTAGATTTTGAATATGGTGGAGTTTCTGAAGAAGGTAAACAGGGACAATCTTCAAATTTTAATAAAGAAGTTTTATATAATAGATTACAGAAAAAAAGAAAAGAGGGTTTAGATTATGGAACAAATATAGGTGAAACCACCGGTGATACTTTATTTGAGGGTAGACATGGTAACAGTATTAGAATAGGTAGTAGAAGTAACAACCCATATATTTTTATTTCAAATCAAAGAGTATCCACTAATACTGTTGAATCCATAGGAGATGGTAGTTTAATAAGTATAACATCAAATGGAAATCTAAATCAACATCTCGGTGGTGAGGGTTTAGATGATTTTCAATTAGCATCCGATACTATTCCAGCTGATAAAATAAATAGACGAATGGGTGAGATAATTTCGATTGTTAATGATGGTATAGATACTAATACATTACTTTATACATATGGTTCTGAGTTAACTGATAAAACAACTTTTGAAGGAAAACCCATTTATCAAGGACTTTTTAAAAATCAAATGTTATTGCATTCTGATAGAATTATAATAAATTCTAAAGGATTGGATGGTGATATTTATTTATCATCTAAAAGAGATGTCCACATTGGAACAGGTAGACATTTAACAATATCAACTAATGAAGATTTCATAATAGAATCACAACGAACATTTTTAGGTGGTACTCCGACTGAACAAATGCAACCAATGATATTGGGTGATAGTTTAATAATAATTTTAGAAGAACTTTTAACACTTTTAGGTGCTACGACATCTAATATGTATTTTCCAGTTCCACTAGCTATAGCTGGAACTCCATTAAAACAATATATGGATGATTTAAAAAATAGATTAGATATAATAAAAAGTAACAAACATTTTATAGAACCAAACTAAATGAGGTAATTATGAAAAAGAAAAAACCAAATATAAAAACTATAATCAGACAAATCGTTAGAGAAGAAGTTGCGATGGCTATTAAAGAAGTCATTACTGAATTGAAACAACCAATTGAATCTCAACCACAACCAAAGAAAATTGTTGAGAAAAAATCATTTACATCTAATTCAGTATTGAATGATGTATTGAATGAAACAGCTCAAGATGATGAATGGAAAACTTTAGGTGGTGGAAAATTTGACTCATCAAAAATAAACGATGTTATGGGTGGGGCTTATGGTGATATGATGAATAAAAATCCAAACATTCCAGTTTCTGTTGATGGTCAAACACCTGATTTTCTAAAAAAAGATTATAGAGCTGTAATGAAAGCAATAGACAAAAAACAAGGAAGATAATTATGGGATTAAAAGATGATTTAATAGAAGCCAAAGCTCAAGCAGCTTTAGCATCAGGAACAAATCCAGATGACATAGATACATCTGAGGGTTCTGCTACTGAAATTGAGGCTGAATTAATGAAAGAAGCTATAGTTAATTTTTTAACAGAGTCTGAATTTAGAATAACAAAATTAAATGCTCCAGTTAGGATAGAAAAATTTAAAATACCTGAACAACTTGTAAATATAGAATTAGAAACTTTGTTAGGACCATATCAACCTGTTTTAAAAATATTAAAACAACTTGGTAGTCCATTGGGACTTGGACCTGCAATAGATAAATTGGAGGGTGAGATAGAACAAGCCATAATACCTTTGTTAGAAGGTGGTGCTAAACTAGCTGGATTAGAATTAGGTAAAGATGTAGGTGGATTAGAATCTACTGGTTATGTTTTCATAGGTGAAGATCCAGACTCGGAAGATGGATTTGATGTTGAGGATGAAGATGGGCAGAGAGATTATACATCTGCAAAATTAATTAGAAAAGATATTGAGAACTTATTATAATGGCTATTAAAGACATATCAAGAAAACCATATATTGAAGATAATGATGCTAAAGTAAAGATTGGTATTGATTTACCAATTCGTAGAGATGATGCAGTGGGTGGTTTTTTTGCAAGCACCTCAACAACCATTGAAGCTGTAAAAAACAACATAAGAAATTTATTACAAACCGAAGAGGGTGAAAGATTCTTTCAACCAAACTTGGGGATAGATTTAAAATCATTTTTGTTTGAACAAATTACAGAAGAAAACTTATTGAGTATACAAAATAAAATATTAGATAAAATAGAATTTTGGTTACCCTTTGTTGAGGTAAGAGATATACAAGCTTTAAGTAATGATAATGATACAACGATTGGAGTAAATGAAATTAGAGTAAAAATATTATTTAACATTAAACAAGACCCAAGTACTTTAGATTCAGTGACATTAGATTTTTCAAGTGATGTAACTGGAGATAATACAAACGCCACTGGTGGTGGATATTAATTGGAGATAAAATATGCCAACATATGGTAAAGAAAACTTTAAAGAAACAAATGTAAATTACTTAAATAAAGATTTTGGAGCATTAAAAGAATCTTTGATGAATTATGCTAAATCTTATTTTCCAGATACCTATCGTGATTTCAATGAAACATCACCTGGTATGATGTTGTTGGAAATGAATGCTTATGTTGGTGATGTGTTATCATTTTATATCGACCAACAATATCGTGAGTTGTTATTACCATTAGCAGAAGAGAGAAGAAATATAATTAACTTAGCTAAAATGTTTGGATATAAAGTAAAACCAATAGTTCCAGCCTTTGTTGATTTAACATTCACTTCAGATGTAGAGGTATCAAGTGGAGACCCATCAAAAGTTGACTATTCAAAAGCGGGTACATTTGATGCAGGTATTGAAATAACCTCAACAGCAAATTCTGATATTACATTTACAACACTTGAACACATTGATTTTAGAATATCAGCTTCTAATGATACTGATTCAATTGCTGAATTTGATAGTTCTCAATTAGCTTCTAAATACAAATTGTCAAGAACTGTAAAGGCTGTAAGTGCAACTGAAAAAACAATTTCATTTCAAGTTGGTTTACCTGTAAAATTTAGAAATTTAATAATACCAGATACAAATGTAATTGATATTATTTCTTGTGTGGATTCAAATAACAATAATTGGTATGAGGTTGATTTTTTAGCACAAGATAAAGTTCCAATCCAAACTCATTATACTGATGATGCGAATAGAGATTCAGCTTATGGGAATAGTTTAAATGATAACAATTCAGATGTGGCTGTCCCATTCTCTTTACAATATATAAAAACAACAAAAAGATTTACTCGTGAAACAAATACAGATAATACAACATCATTAATATTTGGTAATGGTGTGTTAAAGGATGGACAATTAGTTGATGATAGTTTTATTGATATGGAACAGGTTGGGATTGTTATACCTGGTCAGGCAAATGATTTAAATGAGGCAATAAATCCTCTTTTAGGAGACGAGTATTCAACACTTGGTGAAACACCAAACCAAACAACTTTAACAATTACTTATCGTGTTGGTGGAGGACTTGATTCTAATGTTCCAGCTAATGACATAATTAGTGCACCAACATCTTTATCTCCACAAAATGGAAACACAGATGCAAGATTATCAACTGTTGTAAACACTAATGCTGCTCGTGGTGGTAAAGATGAAGAAGATACAATTGAAATTAGAGAAAAAGCTAGAGCGTTTTTCACAACACAAAACAGATGTGTAACAAAAGAAGATTATGAAGCAAGAGTATTAAACATACCAGCAAAGTTTGGAAATATTGCAAAAGTCTATGTTACGAGAAGTGGTGATGATGTCACGCCAGCTGGAGTAGAAGAATTTAATTCATCAGTGAATGATATGATGATAGCTACAAATGGGTATAGTAATTTTTTAGGTCAAATGCAAAACTTAGCTGCTTATCAATCAGAAGACTCATCAGCTGATAATTATATGGATGATGCAACATTTAGAAGTCTGTCAATTAATCTTATTAATTTGGAAACAGATCTTGGATGGGCTGAAAGAGGGACTAATGCACAGGAAAATTTATTAACTTATGGTGATTTAACAATTTTTGATTTATCAACTATAAACATTTATGTATTAGGTTATAATAATTCAAAACAATTAGTTGGTAATCCATATGCAAATTCTTTAGGAACAAAAGATGATTTACCAATAACATTGAAAAACAATATAAAAAAATATTTAGATGACTTTAGAATAATGACAGACACAGTAACTATTAATGATGGGTACATTGTAAACTTTGGTGTAATTTTTGATGTTATTGCTGAAAAATATGCTGATAAACAAAAAGTAAAATTTGATTGCATTCAAAAAATAATAGACTATTTTAATATTAGTAAAATGCAATTTAACCAACCAATTTTTAAAAGTCAATTGGAATTTGAATTGATGGGTGTAGAAGGTGTTCGTTCAATTGGGCATGTAACCCTTACTCAAAAAGATGACTATAATAGTGATTCAGCTGATGCTGATTTAGATTCAGCAACATATAGATATTCATATGATGGAGAAGGTGGGTTTGAAGACTCATCTATAAATGGTGGAGGAACAATTGGTTATGGTTATAAATATAATTTTCAAAATGCACTATCAGATGATGGTACAATTGTATTACCACCAAATACATCAACACCAACGGTTTTTGAATTAAAGAATCCAAACCAAAACATACAAGGGAGAGTTAGATAATGCATCATTTTATTTTTCCAAATCAAGACACTTGGATTTCAAGTGGTTCA